TGTAGTTTATGTTCCAGGTTTTAGTAATAATGGAGCTTCACCTACGTTTGAAAATGGTGCTACTTTATTTAGAACTCCAACATTAGTTACATCAAAATATGAATTTTTAAGGTTATTTGGTAATGGTGGTGTAGACGATTGTCCTACATTCCCTAAGGACCAACCATATCCAATAGCAACTGATAGTACATATGGATTCCCTGCATATGCTATCCCTGGATATGTACCTCCAACTACGCCTTCAATCGTAAGTGGTGTAAACAATATAACTTGTGCAGCTACAGCTACTGATGCTGAAAAAATAGAGGCTGTAGTTGAAACTGGTTTTTATACTAATGTGGAAATTACTGAAGGGTGGCAACCTGTTGAGGGTGTAATATACTATGAAGCTCAGTTTACTGCTGTAGGTGATACTGGTACTATTACTATGCATTATCTTGGTGAGCAAACTAGTTATGAAGGTAAATTTATATTTACATCTTCTACAGTCCCATCAGACAATGGTTGGATGATAAAGTATGGAAATCAATTTATTTACACAGATGATACATACATTGACTTCCAAACATCAGGTAGTGCTTTATCAGTAGTTAAAGAGTACTATATAAACACATCCCAGAATGCTCTCATGTTCCAAGGTCCAACTAGCACAGCTGCTGGAGACCCAGACCCTGGTTATAGGTATGCATTATATTTATTATCATTAGGAATACCTGTATACTATGAACAGATGAACTCTGCTTTTGAACCTGTTGATATGAATGATCCTTCAAATGCTTCTGCAAGCCCAGTTGAACAAGATTGGTTTATTGAAGTTGAAGGTGAGTATATTAGAACTGATGATGCAACTGTAAGTGCAGGCACTACATATTATAAAGGTGCTGATATATCCGTAGAGTCTATGTATAAGGGACTTGAGGCTAGATTTAATGGTTATGTAGAAGGCAGTTCAACTACTTCATCTGACTACTCATTTGATTCTATGGGAGATTATGCAGTTAAATATATTTCATCTGGTGGATACCCTACATTTGAGTATGGTCCATTAGCTGAACCTGATTCAACAGGTAATGTATATGGAACATCCCCGTTAGCAGAACAGATGATAAGACTTGCAGCTGCAAGAGAAGATGCAGTAGCCCTTATTGACCATACAAATAACCCTAATAGAACAATATATGCATCAGACACATATTCTGTAATAACAAGAGTTAGAGATGAGTTCTCAAATATTACTACAGAAGTTGGTTCATATGGTACAATGTTTACACCTTGGTATACTTGTACACATGCAGCCATTACAGGTGGTACAACTAATAATTATGGTATCAATGAAAATATAAATCAGATGCCAGGTTCATTAGCATTCTTAAGTGCTTTAGCTCAACAGCTGAAGAACTACAACCCATGGTTAGCTGTTTCAGGTGTTAGTAGAGGTCCAGTTCCATTCTGTGGCAGCTTACATACTAACTTTACATTAACTAACAATGTGGCTGATTCATATCAGATTATCCCTGGTGATGTTGAAAACTTAGGTTCAGCATCAATTTCAATCAACCCTATTACATATATTAGAAATTATGGTTATTGTATCTGGGGTAATAGAACACTTAGAAATAATTCTAATGGTACTAAGGCTACATCATTCCTTAACATCAGAGATACTGTATCTGATATTAAGAAGAGATTATATGAAGCATCACAGAGCTTACTGTTTGAACAAAATACAGACGTACTGTGGTTAAACTTCAAGAACTTAGTAACACCATTACTTGAAACAATGGTATCAAACTATATTCTTTCTGATTATAGCATTGTAAAATATAATATAGACCCTGAAACTGGACAGGCTGTACCGTCATATAAGGTATTATCAGCTATAAGAATTGTACCTATTAACTCGGTAGAGGTATTTGAACTTCAAGTTCAATTAGAGAATAATGAAGTTACAGTTGCAGAGGTAGAATAAGGAGATAGAAAATGGCACAACAAGCAAGACCTTCTCATGTAGGTGCTTATCATTTCTCTGCTAATAAGGAATTATTTGAAATTCAAAGAGGAAATAACTTTGATTTTGTTGTAAGCGCTTCATTAAATAATTTATCTGCGTATGGACAAGAATCAAAAACTTTCCCTAATGCTGCAGAAGTGATTAGGCTTTCAGTTTCTTCTTCATCTGTCCCACATTTTTCTCAAAATGCTATAGAGGTTAGGAGAGGTAATACTGCTGTTAAATATGCTGGTGTTATTTCTTGGCCATCTGGTAGTCTTGAGTGCTATGATTTCATAGGGGCTGAGACAAAAGATGTTCTTATGGCATGGCAAGCTAGGTCGGGCAACCCACTGTATCAGACAGTTGGACAACAGGCTGATTATAAAACTACAGCTACCCTTATAGAATATACTCCAGATTACAATGAAATAGTAAGAACATGGAGACTTGATGGATGCTGGGTTTCAAGTATAGAAGAAGATAGTTTCTCACAAGATGCAAATGGAGCTCGTAAAATTAGATGTACTATCGAATATGATAGAGCTGTTGTTGATTCTTATGGTGAAACAATTTAATTAACAAAATATTGGCTAGCTGGTATTTATAATACTGGCTAGCCATATGGTATTTATAATGTCTAACAATATTTTATTAGAAGATAGACGAAGTGCATTATTATCACAATCTAAAAGTGGGGCTGATTATGCACCTCAAAATAGAATGTATGGTGCGAATAGGTATAAAAGACGACTACGCTCAAGCATAGCACCATCTATAAAACATTTTAATAATATGGATATGGATAAATTCTTCAAAACAGACACATTAGATGTGAGTGTTGATATAAATGGAGAAACAAATATTTATAAAGTTAGAATGTCTTTTGTGGGAACACTCGATGAACTACACAAAGAAATTAATAAAAATAATGTTGAAAAAGTAGATAGAAAAATGATATTAAAGGCTTTAATGAAAGCTTTTAATAGAGATGATGTTTATATAAATTGTTCATGTCCTGATTTTAAATTTAGATTTAAATATTGGGCAACACGAAAAGGTTTATTAATTGGGGATCCAGAAAATAGACCTGCTGATATAACTAATCCGGGAGATAATAAAGGTCCTGGGTGTAAACATATTATTTTATGTTTAAGTGATTCATCTTGGTTAATTAAAATTGCTTCTGTAATATTTAATTATCTGAATTATATGGAAGAACACGATGAAAGATTATATCAGAGATATATCTACCCGGCTGTTTATGATAAAGAATATGAAAACAGACAATTAAGTATATTTGATGATGAAGAAGAATTTCTTGATTCTGATGAAGAAACTATTGAAACTTCAAATAAAGAGGCTCGTGAAAGAGGCAGATTCAAGAAGGGTAATGAATATAGATTTAGAAAAAATCAAGATGAAAATCAAATGACATTTGATGATTTAGAAAATGAATTTGAAGAAGAGTCTGATGAAGATTTAGAGTAGTCAGACGCTAAATTATTATATATGGAATCTCAAAAAGATAACTGATCACTGAATTTATTGAAGATAACTAATTAATTAATTGTAATATAATATGAGATTCAGTTGAAACAAGAAATAGTGAGTCAACATGGGATCTGCTCTTATGTTGACTCTTTTTTAGCATAACTAACAAAGGAGATATAATGTCTAACGATACACGAATTGCTGAGGTATTTACATTACCGTCCAAGGGTATGATTTATGAGGAAGAAGTTAATCCAGAAGTAATGCTCAGTAGTATGACTACTAGGCACGAAATGTTAAGATTATCAGCAACAGAAGATAGTCAAAAAATAATGGCTCAAATTATTGAAGATTGTTTAGAATCAGATCTTGGAATTTCAGTTTATGATTTGTGTTTAGGGGATTTTCAATATCTTATGTTTATGTTACGAGTAGTAACATTTGGTAACAATTATGAATTAAGAGGTAGATGTCCTTTTTGTGGTTTTGAGCAATCAACTTCTATAAATCTTGACGAATTAGAAGTAAAAGAGTATGATGATTCATTAATAGATTTAATGGAAATTACACTACCAAGAACAGGCAGTAAGGTAAAATTAACTTTACAAACTCCTCGCATACTTGATAGAATTAATTCTAAGGTAAAAGAGTACAGACGAAGACATAAAGATACTGATGAAAATCCAGTAATCTTATATAATATTTTATCCTCAATAGAAGAAATTGACGATGAAATTCCTAATGCATTTACATTAGAAGAGTGGATTAAAAATTTACCATTAGCTGATACAAATGCATTAACAAATAGAATAGATTTAATAAACAGTAAAATAGGTATTGATTTAAGTGTGGAAGGTAATTGTAAGATATGTGGCACTACATATCAAGTACCCTTTCGCATCAACCAAACATTTTTTAGACCTCGTAGTTGATGATCCAGAATTTAAATCAATTACCATGAATAATTTGATACAAGAAAAGTATCAAATATCAAAAAGAATACACACATCATTTACAGAGTTAGATGATATAACTTCTGTAGAAAGAAAAGCATTATTAAAGTTAATTATAAAAGACTTAGAAGAGCAAAAACGAATTTTA